CTTGCAATCCAGCAAGAGAAACTGATGCCGAAGAAAAAGAACCTTCGCCTGCTTCGTAAGCAGAATAAACAGTAAAGCCAGTATCTTGCGTAAGGGCTGTAATTTCACCAATAATGTATCCTGATGCTTTACTTACCTTTACATTGTTGCCTAATGCAAACGCTCCCGTGTTGGCAGAAGTAAATACATATGTTGAACCAGCAGTACCTGTGATGGCAGTTGCGCTAGATGCTGTAATACCAGCGTAACCACGACCGTTACTTCCAGACGCTCCACTAGTTCCAGTCGCCCCTGTGGCTCCAGTCACTCCTGTGGGGCCTGTCGGACCTTCTGGTCCTGTAGCGCCTTCTGCTCCATTTGCGCCAGGTGCACCGTTGGCACCAGGTACTCCGTTTGCTCCTGGGTCACCTTGAGGACCTGTAGCACCAGTCGCGCCCCCTGGACCTGTGGCACCAGTTAAACCTGTTGGCCCTGTAGCGCCTGTAGCGCCTTCTGGGCCAGTCGGGCCCTCCGCTCCAGCCGCTCCTTCTGCACCAACAGGACCAGCCGCTCCTTCTGCACCCACTGGACCCGTATCACCCGTGTCACCCTTGTCGCCAGTACGAACAAAAGTAATGATTACATCTTGTCCAGATGTCCACGAAGGAGATGAGCCAGTTAGATAAGAAACAGGGACTTTGTAGTACGTAGAAACAAGAGTGTGAGAACCAGTAATTGCGTAGTAAACAAATTGGGCTGAGTTGCCAATTGCTTCAACTCTGAAATGACCTTTAACTGCAGATGTGGAGTCGTCAATTGTGTTGAGGTACGCAGTTATGTCGTTAGAACCAAAGTCAACTGGGTCAATGTACAAAAAAGTTGCAGTTGCTAATGATGCGTCAAATTTTAAGTTCGTTGCACCTGGGTCAGTGTCTGCGGTGTTTGTTAAATAGTTGTATGTAAAGGTTGCTCCACCAAATGAGCCTGTATCTCCTTTAACTCCAGTTGGACCAGTGGCTCCCGTAAGACCAGTGGGTCCAGTTGCGCCTGTTGCGCCTGTAACTCCCGTGGGTCCTGTTACTCCGTCAACACCGATAGTTCCGTTAGTACCCGATGCTCCAGTCGGGCCAGTCGCACCTGTAACGCCCATCGGTCCTGTAATACCAGTCGGACCAGTCGGACCAGTTGGACCTAACGGTTGCGGACCAACTTCAACCCAGTAAGAGTCGTAATAAACATAGGTAATCGCGGTAGTTGAATCAAACCAAAGGTCGCCTTGTGCTGGAGATGCTGGAGCAGTATCAGAAATGCTTACATACGCTACGCCTGTAGCGCCAGCAGGTCCTGTAGCACCAGTTGGTCCAGTTGGTCCAGTTGGACCTGTCGCGCCTGTTGCGCCATCAGAACCAACATAACCGTTAGAGCCAGATGCGCCAGTCGGACCGGTTGCGCCAGTAGCACCTGTCACACCCGTGGCACCAGTTAAACCAGTCGGACCAGTAACACCCGCGTCTCCAGTTGCACCCGTAAGACCTGTTGGTCCAGTTGCGCCCGTTGTGCCTGTTGCACCCGTTGCCCCTGTAGCGCCAGTCAAACCAGTTGCGCCAATTCCAGTCGGACCAGTTGCTCCTGTTACTCCTGTAGCACCAGAAGGACCAACCGGACCAACACCGCCAGTTTCAACCCATTGAATTGCATCTGTGCCAATTTTAATGGCGTTATTGGCGGCAGTACCAACAACGGTTTGAATATAAGTAGTGCCAGCATGGTCACCTGCTTCAACAAGAGTAAAGTCGCCTGCTTCAACTTCGCCAGCAACACTGTTATCAAAGTCTGTTGCGCGAGTGAACTTATATTTAGAACCAGCAGAGCCAAGACTTGTTACGGTGTAAATACCATTTTCAATAGGGTTTGTTCGTCCTGAGAAAAGAACACGGCTTCCAACCGTAATCGTTGCTCCACCAACTGCAGAAATAGCACCATTAGCGTTTGCTTCAATGTAAGCGCCAATACCTAAACCTTCACTTTGGTCGGCAGTTCCAGCAAAGTAAGTACTTGCACCCATTGTGTCTACAACTGTTTTTACGGTTGCGTGAGCGTTTTGTGCTCCAGCAGGACCCGTTGCGCCGGTTAGACCCGTAGGTCCAGTCGCACCCGTGGCACCCATACCAGTTGGTCCGATAACCCCAGTTGCGCCCGTCGCACCGATACCAGTTGGTCCGGTAACCCCAGTTGGTCCGGTAGCCCCAGTTGCGCCCGTAACTCCAGTAGGACCCGTAGGGCCGCTCGGTCCAAGTGGTTGTGTACCGATTTCAACCCATTGGGAATCGTAGTAAACAAAAGTTTTACCAGTGTCGGACTCAAACCAAATCTGACCAGCGAATGGGGAGGATGGGGCATTGTCGGAGACAGTTGCTCCACCTGAAGCATTTGAGTTCACCCACGCAGTTCCGTTGTATTGCAGAACTTGATTAGTGGCAACGCTTGTTATTGTTACGTCTGTTAGGTCATCAAGAGACGCAACCGTAGATGCGACTCCAGGAATAAACTTGGTTCCGTTGAATTTAAGCACCTGGTCACTAGTCGCGCCCGAAGTATCTACTTCAATCCCATCAATAAATAGAGTAGGGACTTTGAAGGTGTCGTCTGTTTTGAGGACGTTTGCTGCGTCGCGGTAGAGGTTTACGTCCCCTCCACCAGTTCCGTCACCCCATACAAGACGACCGCCACCTTGAATTTGGAGTCTTGCAAAAGTTTCTTGGTCTACAAAAATTGTCAACCCATCGGAGCCAGCAGACGACAGCTGCTTAATGGCAATAGGGGTTATAAATTTTTGAGCCATGACCTCAGTCGTTTCTCTTGTTAATGCCCCTCAGGGCTAAGCATTAAGCTTTTTTGCCGAATGCTGTATCTTTTGGATTCAGGTAACGCATGATAACAGGGAGGCCGGCTGCCCAGAGAGCGTTTGCTGCCATCTTGATGTCTCCTGTTGAAGCGTAAACCGCCACTGCTGCGCCAAGGACGCTTCTTGCGTACGATGCTGCCATTGCTTTTTGTTCTGCTGTAATTTTCATATTTCCTATCCGGTCACTACGATTGTGTAGTCGCCTGCTGTAATTGTTCCAAGAAGGGTTACTGTTACTGTGTCGGCGTTTGTGCGGACAACATCGCCGACTACTGTTGCGCCGCTTGATACCTCATAAATCTGAACAATGACGTCAGTTGAGTTAAACAAGTGAGTAACTGCAGTTGACGAAGTACCAGCAGCACTTGCCGCACAGGCTTGTTTTGCAATTCGTGCAAGGGCCGGAGTGGAAGTTGTTGAAGTTCCGGCAGAGGTTACGATACCAAGGTTCTGACGAGCGGTAGCGGCCGTTGAGGCACCAGTACCACCATGTTCTACAGCAACATCTGTGGCTGCCCAAGTACCAGTAGCGATTGTTCCAAGGGTTGTGATGGTGTTTTGACCAACATAACCAGAATCAATATCAATTGCGTCTGAAGAAACAGAGATACGACCTGCTGTTCCAACAGCGTTGATTGTATTTCCACTCTTTGTAAGACCATCACCAGCAGTAATTTGACCAGCGCCAGAGAACTGAACCCAAGCGATTGCGTCAGTACCTACAGTAATGGCTCCGTTGCTTGTAACAACCCAACCAGAGTCTGCGTTTACGGTACCTTCTTCAACGAAAGTGAAGGCCCCACCGGACACTTCACCAGTTCCGTCAAAGTCTGTTGCACGAACTGCAGCGCCAGATGCTTGAACAACGTAAATTCCGTTTTCAGAAGCCGTGCCCTGGTTTTTTACAAGAACACGGTCACCAGCAACAAGAGTAACACTGGTGTCAAGAGTGTCGCCAGCCTCAAGTTGTGATGTGAGGTTTACCGCAGCGGTAGTAGCGGCACGAACCGACTGCTTAACATCAAGACCCGAACGGGCTGCGTCTACGTATGCCTTAGTAGCAGCGTGAGCATCATCGGTTGGAGTACCAAACTTTGCCTGACCGCTTCCGTCACGAATAACGAGCTTGTCTGCAGTTGCCTCAGATGTGGCGTCGCCTAATTTTGTAAAATTAGCTGCAGTCATTAGTCCAGCGCTTGCAGAAGTTGCAAGGTTTGGAGTAATGGTGATTTGACCATTGGATTCAACAATGGTCAGCGAGTAGGCTTGTGCTCCACCCGCGACTACACCAGCGGCACCGCCAATTCCGGCAACAACCTTTCGCCATGCGGCAGCGGTTGAATCGTAGATTTTAATAACACCATCGGCGCTATTGAAGTACATTCGACCATCAAAAAGGTCGGTTGACGGGTCGGTTCCAAGAACCTCAAAACTGGCATTAATCAGCTGATTACGATTGAGGTCAATATTTGTTAAAAATTTTTGTGCCATTTTTCCTCTACCCTATGTGAGATATGCTTTTCCAGAGAATGCCACAGAGAACGTCACCGTAACCTGAGTATTACTATTGTATTGTACCTCACCAAATACATGGGTATCTGCAGAGTCCACGATGGTTACGGATGGACGTCCTCCGAGCGTGTGGGTTATGACCCACGTAGCTGATGCCGCCTGTTGAACAAACTCGTATCTTCTTGTATTTCCACCGCTTGCCGCAAGTCTTACTACGACCTGATTTGGTGCATCCTGATTAACAACGACCTTATTTGCCGTGTCGTCATTTATTATGACCTGATTTGGTGCATCCTGATTAACATTGACATTATTCGCTGCCTCTTGATTTATTGTGACATTGTTTGGAACGTTACTCATCTGGTCACTTCAGGGCTCAAAGTAAACGACCCCTGAAGGACCCGGGAAACAATATTTTCTGTTGATATTATTTCAAGGTCATAAACGCCGCTAGTGGTCACAGATGCCGTTGTGGCGGCTGAAACGTTAATTGATATTTTATTTACGTCTCCGGCTGTTGGGTTGACTATCAGGGCCCCATTTTGAGTTGTGAGATTAAGTAAAAATGTGTCAGAGTCAATAGTTCTTCTAACTTGCATTCTTGCCGAATACCCAGTCAGCGAGAAGGGCTCATACGTGTTCCCGGTGGGGTCGGCCTCTAGGTCCGGCTGCTCAATTTCAATAAGGCGCACAAAAGTTGAGCCCTGCTGACAAGTCATATTGTAATTACCGGCCAACATTTTTAGCAGTCCTCCAAAAATAAACGTGCTTACTAATTGATTGTATGTTATTATCCCTCACTTCTACCCCAAGTATTGCGCGGCTGGATGGTATTTTTTTATTTTGAGAATTACTTGAAAGACTTAAAGTTTGTAATAGGGTTGTATCGTCATGAAAAAACCTCAAAAGCCAACAATTGCGTTTCTAACTCACGACTGGGCGTGGGGTACTGACCCTTTGGAACCGAACGGATGCGCTTGGTACAGGTGTAAGCTTCCTTCAGATGAACTCAATAAACGTGGATGGTTCACGGCAGTAGGTTTTCCAGGGTTTAACAATGCTCAGGGATTTGGAATGCTTGTCGAGGGGGACAAAGCCGTCCATGGCTGGGACATCATAGTGCTCAAGCTTTTAATGCAAAAAGAAGTGCTTGAGTCGATTCCGAAAGCTCAGGCTTTAGGGCAGAAAATCATCGTAGACGTAGACGACTGGTTTGACGGCCTGTCAGAAGCAAACCGTGCCTTCAAAGCGACTGACCCTAAAGAAAACCCTGACTCAAACAGGGAGCTTTATGCTCAAATTATCTTGGCTGCCGATGCAGTGATTACGTCAACCCCGTTCTTGTTTGAGTATTACGGCAAAATTAGAGACAACGTTTTCTTGGTTCGTAACGGTATCGACATAGATAGATGGAAGAGAAAACAGCCAAATACTACAAGAAAAACAAAAATCGGTTGGGTTGGCGCAACTCACTGGCGTTCCAACGACCTGGAGCAACTGAATAATTTTTTCGGAAAGTACCTAGAAACCAGAGATGTCTTGTTTCATCATTCAGGCCACAGCGAAACTGCTCCACTGGCTCACGAACTTCTTAAGGTAGACGAAAAAAGAGCAAGCAAAACCTACATGGCATCAATATTGTCGTATCCAGAAATCCTTAAACCCATTGATGTTGGAATAATACCTCTAAATAATATTGAATTTAACCATGCTAAATCTTTTATAAAAGGTTTGGAATACGCTGCTGCAGGCATTCCTTTCGTTTCTTCGTACTCTCCGGAATACCAATACTTGGCTGATGCTGGCGTTGGAAGAATTGCAAAAAACGCAAAAGAGTGGACGTATCACCTAGATGAGCTGCTGGATTTTCATAAACGCCAAGATGAAATACAAGAGAATTACATAAACCTAAAACCTTTTTCAATGGATGCCCGCGGCGACGACTGGGATGCCACAATGAAATTCATCAAGGAAAACCTTTAGTCATGAATGATATTCAGTGGACTTTTGGAATAGTCACAGGATTCGAAGATAATCAAAGACTTGCTGAGATAATTGATTCAATAAGAAATTTGTCTATTCCTGAATATGAAATTCTCCTTATTGGTGGAGATAGCACCGAATTTATTAATTCTAACGAAAACGTAAGGATTGTTTATTTTGACGAATCACAAAAACCTAGATGGATAACCAGAAAAAAGAACATTCTTGCTAACGAAGCAAAGTACGACAATATCGTTTTAATGCACGACTATCACGTTTTTGATAAAGACTGGTATATAAATTTTAAATCTTTTGGTTTGGATTGGGAAATATGTTCATGTCCTCAGTATTTGATTACTGGAGCCAGAAACCCAATGGATTGGTCACTTTGGGACAAGCCAGACCACGGCAGGGCATGGTCTCTCGATTATGACGACTGGTCTCAAACTCAGTACATGTACATCTCTGGCGGATTTTTTATAGTTAAGAAACACGTTCTGCAACAAGAGCCTCTTGATGAATCTCGAGGTTGGAACGAAGAAGAAGATGTTGAATGGTCCATGAGAGTACGCAACAAGTTCCTCATGAAATGTAATGGCGGAAGCGTTGTCAGACACAATAAGTGGCATAGGCATGCCGGTCCGGAGCCTCAATGAAAAGTCAGAAACTGATTATATTTGACCTGGACGGAGTTCTAATAGATTCCCGTGATGTTCATTACGAATCGTTAAACCAAGCCCTGTCTCTAGTTGGGGAAGAATTTGTTATTTCACGTAGTGAACATCTGTCTACTTTTGATGGACTCGGAACCACAAAGAAGCTAGAAATGCTTAGCTCCATGAAAGGGCTTCCAAAAGATTCCCATTCAGAAGTGTGGGAAAACAAACAAAAGTCAACGATTGAGATACTGAGCTTATTGCCCAGAAATGCAAACGCCATAGACATCATGCAAACCCTAAAAGCAGATGGGTGGAAAATAGCGGTTGCTAGCAACGCAATTCGTGAAACAGTAATTACTGCCCTCAATGCAATTGGAGTGCTGCACATGGTTAGCCACATCATGAGCAATGAAGATGTAAAACACCATAAGCCTCATCCAGAAATGTATTGGCAGTGCATGATTAACTGCAGTGCTACTCCGTCTTCAACAATTATCGTCGAAGACTCGCACATAGGAAGAGAGGGAGCGACCGCTTCTGGGGCTCACCTTTATGCAATAAAAGACTCATACAGCCTAGATAAAGAAAGATTATTACGAATGGCATCAGAAATTAATGCAAGCCAGAGAACAAATGTTGCGTGGAAGAACGAAAAGATGAACGTTCTTATTCCTATGGCTGGAGCTGGTTCACGGTTCTCCCAAGCTGGATACACGTTTCCCAAGCCTCTCATCGAGGTTCATGGCAAGCCAATGATTCAGATGGTGGTCGATAACCTTAATATCGATGCCCATTTCATCTTTCTCGTACAGAAAGAGCATTACGAAAAATATAACCTCAAGCAAGTATTGAGTATTATTAAACCTGGATGCGAAATAGTAATTGTTGACGGCATGACAGAAGGGGCAGCATGCACGACCCTTCTCGCTTCTGGTCTTATAGATAATGACGCACCTCTCCTTATGGCAAACTCTGACCAGTTAATCGAGTGGAACAGCAATGAATGCCTATACGCGTTTGATGCAGATGAAATTGACGGCGGAATACTTACGTTTAAAGCAACTCACCCAAAGTGGTCTTATGCAAAAATAGGAGAAGACGGGTTTGTTGATGAAGTTGCTGAAAAAAATCCAATATCAGACAACGCCACAGTAGGTGTTTACTACTGGAAGCATGGCTCAGACTATGTTAAATACGCAAATCAAATGATTGAAAAAAACATAAGAACCAATAACGAGTTCTATGTTTGCCCTGTCTTTAATGAAGCAATTCAAGACGGAAAGAAAATACGAATTAAAGAAGTTTCCGAGATGTGGGGAATCGGAACCCCAGAAGACCTCAACTATTACTTGGAGAATCATAAGTGAAAAAGACAAAAACGGACTACCTGTCCATGCAAAATAAGTATTATGACGAATATGCGAGTCAGTGGTCGCTGTCTTTCAGAGACCCTGTAGTTGGTTCGTACGATGCCCACAATAACTGGTCAGACTATGACACAGTTTTGTTTAAGGACTTTGACACAAACGGTTTAGTTGCTCTTGAATATGGATGTGGTCCAGGACGAAACCTTGTGAAGTTTTCTGACCGTTTTGCAAGAATCGACGGAGTAGACATCTCTGATATCAATATTGAAAAAGCAAAGATAAATCTAGAACATAACAATATTTTTGACTCAAACCTTTACGTCACAAGTGGTGACAATTTGTCAATGATAGAAGAAAATACGTATGACGTTGTTTTTGCTGTTATTTGCTTTCAGCATATTTGTTCTCACGAGATTAGATTTAATATTCTTAAAGATATTTATCGAGTCCTAAAACCAGGAGGAAAGCTTTGCTTCCAAATGGGGCACGGGGGTAAAGACGGAATTCCTACTGCTGGATATTTCGATGACATATTTGATGCGGCAAGCACTAACGGGCATGCGGACGTAAGCATTACAGAAGAAGCAGACATACAAAAGGACCTCGTTGACGAGATTGGGTATACCAACTACAGGTCAGATATCAGAGATACTGGCCCTGGAGACAATCACAGAAACTGGATATGGATTCAGGTTGAAAAATGAAATTGATTGCTCATCGAGGCAACACGTCTGGCCCAAATCCGGAAACAGAAAACACCACCTCAGCAATTGACGAAGCTCTATCTCAAGGTTTTGACTCAGAAATAGATGTATGGATGTTTCATGGAAAGATTTTTCTTGGGCATGATTCTCCTTCTTTTGAGATAGACCCAGAATGGGTAGAAGAGAGAAGACACAAACTCTGGGTCCACTGCAAAAACACTGAAGCTTTAGGGTATTTCGCAGAAAAAGGGTTTAATTGTTTCTTTCACGACATAGACGCGTACACGCTGACGCTCGATGGTTTTGTTTGGGCATATCCAGGCATGCCAGCCGCGGGTAATAAATGCATAGCCGTTATGCCGGAATACGTATCTGACGTGCTGGAATATGATTTGTCAAAATACTTTGGTGTTTGTTCGGACTACGTTGTTGAGTTAAAGGAAAAAAATGATTAAAGAAATAGATTACAGCAAACATTTTGTCATTGGAACCCCTCTGGTTCCGTGGAAGTGTGAGGCCGGAGAGCACTTGGATTGGCTTTCAAACAGGGCTCAAATAATCAAAAAGTTTCCAAACGTTAAATGGTTTGCCGCACTTGAGACAGATGCGCGCGGCGTTGAACCATTCCACGAGGTCATTACCGCACTTCGCGAAGTCAATGGTGATTACTGGACCTACTCAATAAACGACATGCAGGCAGAAGTTACTTCTAGTAATAGATGGATTCGCATAGAAACCGGCCGCAACTTAATTCGAGAATTTGCCCAAAGACACAGGGTCACCTCTGGACACCACTGGGGAGAAGACTGCACCGAAGAAAACCTCGGGGTAGTTAATTATCAAGCAATCCTTTATGTTGACTCAGATATACAGCTAACGGTAGAAATTATTGAAAAAATGCTTGAGGTGGATAGACCTCTGGTTGGGGCAAACGTTGGGGCTTATTGCTTGTCCGGGAAAGTAATAAGTGAAAACCCTCCAATTGAAGAGCACTGGACCACAGCAGGGTGTCTTCTTGTTAATTCTCCAGCTTTTTACGACCTCCCGTGGTTTCATAACTCATACCTAAACCTAAGTGACGACCCTTCGTTTCAATCAATGGCGGAACGCCTGATGATGAGGGTTGGTGTTGAGAATCTTGACACACCATACGGGATGACTTGGGTGAGAAAAGACTTGGATGTTCAACATAAAGGCAGACTAAGCCCTATTGAAGAAAGAAACATTCCCAAGAGGGATATTTAATTGCATACATTATAAATAGCATGATGTAAAATTGTTTCTGTCGGGAGAGGACAGAGATTGAGGATTGGTAAGAGAACAATAAGGCTGCGTCCTAGCGCATGGGTTTTTTTGCCTGTGCTTATTCTTTCGTTTTTTGCTCCTCCGACGTTCAGTTCTAAAGCATCAACAGTTATCACGAATGGCGGATTCAACGGTTCTGACGGCTGGACCATAGTCCAGAACGGTGGAAGCGGAATGGCTTTCAATAGCGCCCTTCAGTTTTCTTATGCAACTGGAGAAGTTAGCCAATCTTTTGCAGTAGAACCGAACGAAACTGTAGAAATCTCGTTTACTGTTGACAACTCAACCACAAACAGTGTTGGTCAAGGGGCGATTGCAGATGCATGGAACGCCTCACTTACCGCTGGGGCAACAGTAGTAAGCGTGGGAAGGTCGACGGCCCACAATCAAGAAGCTTTCACATTGTCACTGAGTGTCCCAACCGGAGTATCTTCTGCGACCTTGAACTTCAGTGGAATGGATAATGGGTTCTGGTCAGGGGTGTACGGACCAATAGTCGACAGCGTTTCGGCCAATATAACGCCAGCCCCCTTTGTTGCTACGGGATACCCAGCAGACCAACAGTGGGAAGCTGTCACTTACGGCGCTGGAAAGTTTGTGGCTGTTGCTTCTTCTGGTAGTGGCAACCGTGTCATGACTTCAACAAATGGTAATTATTGGACATCGCGGACTTCTGCTTCCGACAGCAACTGGCAAGGAATCACCTATGCAGGAAACCAGTTTGTTGCAGTTGGCTCAAATGCGGTGATGACATCGCCTGACGGAATCACATGGACATCAAGAACTGCACCAAACGGAGAGTGGCAAGCTATCACAAACTGTGGTGGTCTTTTTGTTGCTACTGCAACTTGGGGAAGCAACTATATTATGTCCTCAACGAACGGAATTGACTGGACTGTTCGCACCCCATCTACGGCATGGTCGCATGATGCGGTTGCTTGTAGTGCAGAAGTTCCGCGGTTTGTATCTGTGTCAATGTACGGAAGGGGTTGGTCTTCTCCTGATGGAATTACTGGTTGGTCCACACAAAACCCTGGTGCAATAGTCGACATCCGAACAGTTGCGTTTGGTAACGGACGTTTCTCATGGCTTGAATACAGCACAAATTCAGGAAATAGATATGGTGCTTACTCCACAAACGGAGTTAACTGGACCAATACCGCAAGCGCCCCAGCCAATCAGTGGAAATACATAACATATGGTGGAAACAAGTTTATTGCCGTAGCAGAAGGTGGAGTTAATTCACGCTCTGCTTATTCAACCGATGGTGTAAACTGGACTCTCGGTTCCGGCATACCAAACAACTCATGGCAAGGAGTTGCTTATGGGAATGGTAAATATGTTGCTGTAGCAAACTCTGGAACAGGTAACAGAGTGATGACTTCCACTAATGGGCAGTCATGGGAAAGCCTTTCTGTTAGTTACCTTAACCCGGTACAAAATTTAACTGCGACAGCAAACAGTGACGGAAGCGTAAGTCTTGATTGGGATGCTCCAGAGGCAAGTAACACTGAAATATACGGATACTCAATCAACTTTGTTGACTACGACGATGGTGTTGAGCGTGGTGGATGGGGTATCTGGACAGTTGCTGCGAATACGTCTTATTTACTTAATGATTACATGTTTACTGGAAGCAACCCGGTTACTACTGGGTACGGCCCTGTCCGTTTCAAGGTATACGCAATGACTGGTCCGTGTGCAGGTGTTGGTAGCGGTTCCTGTATGTATGGGCCGAGTACTAGTGCGGATGCGGATGTTGTCGAACCAGTTTCATCTACAACTACCAGTAGTAGTACATCAGTAGTGCCCACAACGACCACAAGCACAACAGTAGTTTTCCCATTTATCAATAATACAACAACTACCGAACCAGGTGTTGTTCCTCCTCCTGTTGAAACAATTCCAACAGACAACACCACTGTTTCAATTCCAGAAACAGAAACACCAATTTCACCAACTACTACAACCGTTATTGAAACAATATTTAACCCACCAGTGGAGGTAACCCCAGTTGAGACACCCGCGAGCGAAGGTAACTCCGAAGGTGATGGACCCGCCGCCTCGGTACCACAATATGCCCCAGAACAAGAGACAACAACACAAACGGATGAACCGGCGA